ATTCATCAAATAATACAATCTTTGCACCACCAGAAAATGATACAGATGAACTAAATGATGTTACCCGATCACGAATAATATCAATAGATCGTTCTAGTGAGGCATTGATGTACAGTAGATCGGCCCCGAGGTCATTGGCGATGACTTTACAGATTGTAGTCTTACCCGTACCCGCGGAACCATGTAGTAGCAGGTTAGGAATATTGTTACCAGAAATTGCTTCCTGAATCATTTTCTTGGTTGATTCAGGAAGAATTACATCGGCTAGGGTAGTGGGACGATATTTCTCCGCCCAGACTAAGTTGTCAATGCTCATAATATATTAAATGTGTTAAGATCAGGCTTCAGCAGCTACGTACACAACCATATCACTAGCCTTGGCTGTCCAACGGGTGATCTTCTTGAATGAGATAGCTACAGTATAATCCTGATTGATCATCTTCAGATTCTCGGTCTTCACTGGGGTCTTGAATTCATGCTCAGTAGCACCAAGTGTGATACGGAATGTGTTGCCCGATGAGTTTTTGGAATCGCCTACAATCAGTTTCAGAGTACCATCTTGACCAACAATACTCAGTTCATTGGCTTTGAGCACAGATGCAGTCCGAATAATCTTTGCCAGATTAGTTGCAGTCATCTCGAACTCAACATCCGGGGTCGGGAACACGATGTTCTTGGCTGGTGGCAAGAATAGCACAGATGGGTCAGCAGCATTGAACATGATAGCATCATCACCATGGGTAATGGTTGCAGTTCGGGTCGTAAAATCAATATCCGGAGCCTCAAACAGGCTCAGCACACCCAGGAACTCTGATAGGTCATAAATGTAAAAATCTAAGGGAAATACATCTGGTACAGTAACCGTAGCCATAATGTTCTTCTGAGGACTAATGGTCTTCAGTACATTACCCTTGGATAGACAGATGTTCGGATTGATGCCCGAAAAGTTTTTTAGAATGTTCAGAGTTTCTTTTGACAAAAGCATGGTGTATTTTCCTTAACAAAGATTAAATTATATCACAGGGTTGGTGGAAGATTATTTTGGAGAGTTGCCTGATGGCAATGGAATGCCAGACTCATGTGAATCTAGTTCAAACATGAGACAACAAATAGCATGAGCTAGATGGTGTTCGTTTGTCTCGGGGTCAATTAGTTCACCCTTCAAGACTGAATTGATGTGTCTTAGTGCGGCATTGCGATACCGAAACTGACCATCAGGTACATATTTCCAGTTATTTATGGAATACTTAGTTGCCCCGAAAGTCAGCACCCTAGCCACAGCTTCTAGAGCATGGGGCGGCACTAGAGCCAGCTGGGGTTTTTCTTGATCAAACTTTTTGCCTACAGTCATTTAAGTCTTTCCTCAATTGTTCAATTTCGGCTGCCGCCAACTCCAATAGGTCAGCAATACGGTCCGGCTGACCCTCTTGAACTGACTTGCGAGTAGGTATTAGCCTACGGATTTCAGCGCGCTTCTTGAGCAGGAACACTACGTCCTTTGATTCCATAATTCATTAACTCCTGTTGATATAGTGGTTCCAGTTCTGGGTCAACCTCCACCGGTTCATCTGGTTCAATATCCAATGAGTTCTTCTGGGAAGGGAAAAAATATACACCCCGTGAGATAGCATTGTGAGTGATCATCCATAAGGCTAGACCCACCTTATACTTAGGGTCCTCTGTCCGTTTAGACTTGAAGAACCCATGGAATTCATGTATCTGTTGGAAAGTCACAGTATCTTCTACCTCCGGGTAGAACATCTCAACTAATGTCACCCATCGCTGTTGGGCCTTGGAAAGATTTTGCCACATTAGCATACTATACTCCGATCGTTTCGATGGTCCTATTATAACACAGGATACGAATAAAATCTCACTAGATGTACCGGTATGTAGAAAAATCTCCATGCTTCTCAACCTGTATGACCGCGGAGTAAGCATCAGGAGAGGTATCAGTATGACTAATGACAAAAATGTTACTATCCGTCATTGTATTGATCAGTTCTGAGAATTTAGCCCGAGCCTCTAGATCAAGACTAGAGTCCACGACCTCATCCATGATCAGTAGGTTGATTTTGGCTGAATTCTTCATGGCAGCAATATGTCGGAACGCCAGAAGGATTGCTAGGTCTAGCCGCTTCTTCTCACCCTCACTGAAGCTGGCATAACTGAACTCATCTCTACCGCGTGATTTAATAACCTCATTAAATGACTCATCCAGATTGAAGTTGACAAAAAAGTCGAACATCGACAGGTACTTATTGATAATAGAATTAAGTGCCGGTAGATATTCTTTGATGATTGCAGTTTTAATACCCCCATCCTTTAATAGGACTAATGATATATCCTGCAACCGTTTTTCTTCCTTTAGTTCTTTCTCACGTTGAATAAGACTAATAGCCTTGGATGCTATTTCTTTTAGTTTTAAAGTCTCAGTCTCAATATCTCCGGTATCGGCTTTAATCTTCTCAATCTGTTGCTGTTTAACCCGAATCGCAGATTTTAATCTGGTAATTTCACCCTTGTACTGATCAATAGATTTGTTTAGCGCAGAGACCTTAGAGTCAAATAACTGAACCTGTTCAACACATGGATTATATTCTAGCAGAAGCCGATCTACATCAGCCGATAGGGTTTCAATATCAGATGTAAATGTCTGTTGAATAGAATCCTTATGATCATGCTCAATACCCTGTAGGCATGCTGGGCATTTATTCAGGGAAGTGATTTCTTTTAACTTTATAGTTAACCTGTAAATTTCCAATCTAGAATTCTGAATAGAGTTAGTCAGTTCATTCCGCTTTATCTTATTCAGTTCATGTGTAGCATAATCCAATGAACTCAATTCATCGGTTAATGTCCGATGATGTTTAATGGCTGCGGACTGTTCTAGTGTCAGATGTTCAATCTCACCGGTTAGTTCATGAACCTTAGTTGTCTGATTCTTCTGGATAATTTCAATAATTCGTTTCTGAGCTTCAGTTTCCTTCTTCGCCCCGATAATATATGCAGCAATGACATGCAGTTCTTCTTTTGTTGCTGCAACTCGTTCCTTTAGAATCCCGTTCATTTTACTGAAGATACCAATGTCTAATACATCCTCAACAACTTCGCGGCGGCTCTGAGCTGGTAGTTTCATAAACGGGGTGAACCCAGCTGAACCCAGAATAACAACTTGACAGAATGTGCGGAAGTTTAGCTTGATGATATTCGTCTCGAGGTACTCCTGCATATCTTTAATAGCGGCATCCTGATTCAATAACTTACCATCACAATAAATCTCAAAGACCCCTGGTCTCATTCCACGTATGATCTTATATGGAATACCATTAACATCTAGTTCAAGTTCAACTAGACAGTTCTTTTGATTAATTGAGTTAACTAATTGTGGTTTATTGATATTACGGTACGGTTTACCAAATAGGGCATAACAAACACCATCACAGTTTATACTACTCTTACCCGATCCGTTGCGTCCAATGATAAGTGTACTCGGGTGTGAATTGAGTCTTAATGTTGTAGGAACATTACCGAAGCTGAGAAAGTTTTTAAGAGATATCTGTTTGAATACGATCATAAGGTCAATGCTTCATTGTATAGAGACTGGACATAACTCTTGATTTTAGTCTTATCTACATCGGTAGTAATACTATCAATATAACTGTTGATAATAGCCGAGGAGTCTTCCAAGTGTGTCTCGGGGGTAATCTCACCCTCTTTGAACTCATCCATCTTCTCAACTATAACCAGGTCATGCGGGCCAACTAACTTAATTGAATCAATGAATCGATCAAACAGGTAAACATCACCCTTTTCCTGAACCACAACCTTAATAATCTTTTCCTTTAATTGACTAATATCACCAGACCACCCGTTATTATAAACGAGTCTATAGAACATTGTAAATGGATTCTGAATAAACTCCAGTTTACCTGTATCTGTATCTAGGACATGAAACCCCTTTGGATCGGCATAATCGGACCAAGTAATTTCATATGGTGTTCCGACATATAGGATATTGCCACGCCGTGATTTATGGTGGTAATGCCCAGAGAATACCATCTCGTACCTATCAAAATCCGCGGAATTATATCCATGGTGCATGACCTCTGAACCACGGTACATGGCAAAACCAGAAAACTCAAAATGTCCTAGACAATATCTAGCTGCGTCTGGCCTTTTAATGAACTCCTCGAAAACCAAGGATTCATTCTCCTGACATATCCAGGGAATAATATCAAATTCACCGATTCTAGTTGGCTTGTCAATGATATTGACATTCTTATATTGATCTAGTAATAGATTGGGACTATTAATCTCCAATGTATTTTTATGAACAATATCATGGTTACCCAATAGAACATGCATCGTGCAGCCTAATTCCTCTAGGGGTTTAAACCATGAATCTCGGCAAGCATGATAAGCCTTAAGTGATAGTGAGACTCTATTATCAAATAGATCACCGAGTTGATAGATTTCCTTAATCCTATGTTCTCTGACATAAGGGTAAAGACATTCTGTGAAGAACCGATTAAAGAATCTGCTAAACTTACCGCTACCCGATCTAGCCGATAGATGTGTATCACCCAGTAGAATAACCCGAGTCATTCAAAGAACCCCTCAAGTGGACCCGGTTTAACGTCCTTTTTCTTCTTCTCCTCATGTAACTCATCACCAAAACTCATAATGTACTCATTCAGGGACATCGTGAATTCTCCATCATCCTCATCAGTATCAAATGACTCTACACCACCCGATAAAATCATTCGATGTTTCTTATTGTGCTCGCGTTTCTCCGATTTAATAACATAGAGGAAGGCATAGTAGCACGACTGAGTAAAGTATGCAAATGGGTTCTGAGACTTTTCCGGATTAAACATATGAAGATTGGAGATGCAAGCCTCGATACCAGCCGACACCATATCATCAATGTAACTATAATTACGGAAATTATGCTTGGTGGCTAACCCGTGTGCGATCTTGTATATACATTCCCCGAGGTATCGGTTTGCCCTCGGTTTTTCTAAACCGGCTTCAATAGCAGCATAGTATTGCTCGCGGTACTTAACAACCTCTTCTAGGAAGATCTTGTTGTTAACATAGTGGGCTGGGGCTGATTCATCGACCGGTTTAATCGGGACGAAGGGGGCATTGTATTTTTTAGGCATATAGTCAATAGTGATTAAACTAACATAGTCCTATTATATCATCGTGTATAGGAATATTATTTTCCAGACCGATTAACAAAATTTATCGGAACTTGAACCCCGATAAAAATATTTGTTGTGTTTTGACCAAAAATAGTACTGTTTTGAGTCAATATTATAATATCTTGTCTTTTTCTGTGTTATAATACATATAACGGAACTAAAGTTCTATCTAGAATCTCCTATAGAATCCCTCTAAGGTTTCTAGGTATATATTCTGGAACAAACAAGGAAATAGAAAGAGAAACAAAACAAGATACACCAAACAAGGAAACCTCTAGAGAAACCAAATCAGGAATCTCTAGAGGTTTATTTTTTAGTAGCACTCCAGAATAATTATACGTGGCAGATAAAGCCGGATAAATGGAATTACTAGAGAAACATACCCATTGGTACTCTAGTGAGATTCCAATCGAATTGTTCAGAGTCATATATTGAGACTCTATCATGGAAGTGATTAAGCGTAGTATTCTTCCAAGATTTAGAACTGATATCATCCACTATATCATACAGAGTACAATACTCTTTACCACTTTTTAATCTAAGTCCACGACCAATACTCTGTCTAATTCTAATAGTAGATTTAGATGGGATAGCAAAGATGATGTTCTCAATGCTTGGCATATTAATACCAGTTGAAAATAGACTAGATGTTGCTATAATGATTGAATCTGATTCATTCTCAACCATTAGTCTAATTTGCTCTCGGTCATCAATATCTGTACCACCATGAACAAAATGGATTTTCCTATCTGTGTCTCCTAGCTTGGCTTTAATCAGATCATATAGTACCGCACCATGACTTGAGACAAAGTTGAATAGAATTAGTGTATTACCTGTTGCAGCTTTGGCTAGATTGGCGATGAACTTGTTTCTAGCTGCATTAGAGACTAGGAATTGAATCTCATCTTGGTACTTGAGACCCTTCATTGTTTTTCTTATTTCTGGTGGGTATTCTAATAACAATGCTTTGATCTTTAGTTTACTGACCTGACCTCGATCCATCAATTCTTTTGTCGTGATGACTCTATAGATCGGGCCCATTAGACCTACTAGGGATAGTTCATTTATTTTCGAACCATCTATTGTTCCGGTTGTGCCTGTTCTCCATTCTGTTCGGGTAAATTTTTCCATTGTAGATAAAACAACAGATGCCGAATATCTATGACTCTCATCTAAAATTAGAGCATCAACATTTTCTGCTATAGCCCTGAAGCTATCTGGCTGACCTTTAATCATGGCATGTAAACTCTGCCATGTACTGATCATTACATTCTTGGTGAATACTCTTTCCTTACCAGAATAGAGGACCTGAATGTTATTCTCTGTATCCCAACCGTTAATAGTTGAATAATCCTTAAAGTCACTAAACAGTTGCTCAACTAGCATGGTGGTCGGTACAACAATTAGAACACGATGATTTAACCGATCAAGATGGTATCTCATCTTGGCATAGATCATCATACTCTTGCCAGATGATGTGGGACTTATTGCTAGATTCCGTTTGGTCTCTAGCATCTTTGTCACGGCTTCATATTGATAATCCCTAATCTCCAGCCGATTACCTTTACTAGCCAACTCCAGACTGTCGATGAACCGAGTACATTCTTCCTCAGTTATACCTGATTTTGAATTCAGCTTAGGGTCAATAGTGAACTCATAGTTCCTATCTCGACAGAATTTAATAGCAACCTGTAATAATCCTTTATAAAGGCATTTGTTTCTTAGATTGTACAATCTTATAATTCCGTCCCAGAGCTTGGCCTTGAACTTTGGCGTGAATTTAGCACCCGGGGTCATAAACGAAAAGAACTCTTGAATCTCCAATGCTACACCGGGATCATCACACAATACTTTCATGTGTGTCTCATTATATTGTACAAATTTGATCATGCTCCAGCCCTCTTCTTCCAGTTATTCCCAATTTATTGTTTTTAGTCATAACATCGGATGAATTTAGTTAATTCCCGCCGCGCCATTTCTGGAATTCAATTATGTTCTTGATATGAAATGAACGAGTCTTAATTTCATTAAGTACAGATTCTAGGAAATATATAGTTGCCCTTAGGAACTCTACCCTAGCTTGAATAGTTTGTACATCAGTATCAGATTCGACCAATTGATCTATATCTGACTTGAGGGTTTTATACTGCCATTGTTCCCAGCCGAGTTCCTGCAGTTCTTCACGTGTCATTTCTCCACGGAAATACTTGATCTTTTTAGTTCTGAGTTGGTTAAGGTCAAATACTGTTTTAGTCAATTTTAACTTGACCTGAATCAGTTCATTAAGATATTTTGAATGTAAATGCGGGGATTTACCTGCTGCCCTGTCTAGGTGTAGATCATCAATGTCACAATCTATAGCCCATTCATTCCGAAGTTGTTCAAGTGTCATCATAGTATTAAATAGAGTTATCCATGAAACTATTTAGGAGATGATATGACACTAGCAAGATGGGGTACATACCCAAACTTTAGCCAAGCTGAATTCAACTGCCGCCATACCGGATTAAATGAGATGCGCCATGAGTTTATGGTTGTTCTGCAGGCTATTCGGACAGAACATGGTCGACCCATGCGTGTCACAAGCGGATTTAGACATCCTACCCACCCCGTTGAGGCTAGGAAGACACATAGCAACGGCGAACACACCCAGGGAATGTGTGCCGATATTGCTTGCGACAATGGGGCAGATAGGTTCCGTTTAGTTCAACTTGCATTAAAACATGGTATTACTCGAATCGGTATCCACCCACGATTTTTACATCTTGGTCTAGGTGGTAGAGGATTACCTAATCATGTAATCTGGGATTACTCTTAAAAGAAAAGGGACCACTCGGTCCCTTTGTTCATCTCCATTGTTTTGGTAATGGAATTGGATCTGGTATATCTAACCTATAGAATGAATAGGCAAAGTTGACGGTAGCCTTAAGGTACTGCACATCGGTATTCTGAGAACTAAATTGCAAAGCGGATAGACTAGTGGGATATAAATCTACAAATCTGATACTCTGTACTGGATGATTGGCACTATCAAGAACGGTTAGTGTGGCATCTGAGTATCCCTTAGCAATCTCGGTTCTACTCTGGGAGTTTCTTTCTGCTGCTAAGAATGCTCTATAGATTGCATGTCCCTCTGGATATGTTAAACCAATCAGCCAGCCGTAGATTACCTTCCAGTTAATAAACTTCTCATCAACTAGGAATGTAATAGTCAGGTTATCAAACTCGGCAGTCTCACCGGGAATCTTGATATCATGGACCGGTGTAGCCTGAGTTACTGTACCAATTGAGATAGCCGGTAACTCTGCATCTTGAACAAAGAATGTCACCTCTGGTAACTTTTGAACAGAGAATAGAAACCCATTGGGATTTAATGGGTTGATTTCATTTGGGCGCCGGGCGACTATCATCAGATGTAATTATTGTTAATACGTTCTGACCGGATTTTCTCTAGTCTGACATCAAAGTGAGCACCGGAATCTTGAACTGGTCTCATATTCAATTCCTCAACATATGCTTCAGCCTCATCTGGGTCCATCCCGTACCTTAATGTAATATGTGGACTGTACTCAGTGTATGAATGACCCATACCAAGACCACGACATACATCATGCAGTTTATGAATAGCCGAGGCATTTAGATTAGCCACCAGACAAGCCTTTCCAGTATCACTATCGGTTAATACTGAGAAATGAGTAATGCCAGCTAGAATAGGATATGTCACACCAACCGAATTAATCTTCTCTAGACTATCTGTAGGGTCCAGATTTGATTCCTTAGAATAGACTAGTGTACAATGATAATCTCCTCTGGGCGGTGAACTACCTGTTTTAGGTGGTCGAACACCAAACATTCTCCAGACATAATCTAAATCTGGAGCATTGATTGCCACATAGTTGCCGCGGCAACTGGTTTCGTTAATGTACTCTTTAAATGTTTTCATATCAGTCTGCATATTTTGCTACTAATTTCCCCATTAGGGGTCCCTTTTCAACATAATTTCTAATGTAAATTTCACCATTAGATTTATTCTCGGCCTTAGTTCTCACTACAAGTAGGATGTTATTAGGATTCTTTTTATCTACAATATGAAATTCTGGCCAACTTTTGGTTCCATGATAAACTGCCTCTAGTTCTATATTTTCAGATGTTAATATAGACTTTAACTTCCCGAAGTTATAAATCTTGGCATCAGATTTGTTTAACTGAACTAGTGTGACACTTTCCTCATGCAATGTACTAAAGAATAATATACCCTCGGAGAAACTATTTAGAATTGAATCTTTCTTTGATCTATAATTCCTATTAAACTCATCCGCGGCTGTTTTGTATGCAAGTTCAAGAGCCTTTTCGGGTTTTTTATTGACCCTTAACTCCTCATATCCATTCTTAATATGTGTTAACTTTAGACCACATAATTTTTCCCATAAATATTCTTGCTTATCAAATCCTGAGCCACCGACCTGTCCAAACTGTTTAACATCACCAGCCTTAAGTGAGACATTAATATTCGTGGGTATGGAATCCACCTTTAATCTGACATCAACCTTAGTACCAGTCTGATCACCAATACCATCTGCTATTACCTCAATGAGATTATAGACATTATTCTCATATAATAGTTTAGCCCAATCTGATACTATTTTTGAATTGGCATACTTAATTGAACTCTGTACTACATCCTCTAGAGAATCCCGAATAACTTTATCTTGAAGAGCCTTTAGGTTAGCAATAGCCAGTCCCAGAATAAAGATTACATCGTCCTGTATAGAATCATTGACATTCTTACTCTTGAAGGCTATAGTTTGTTGCTGTTTAGTTGATTGAATTTTATCGAGAATATCATGTACCCTAATAGATGTGACTGGGGTATTCTTATGAACAAATCTGGCAACTATAGCCGAGGCAAATATAGCCTCTGCCATATCCCCTCTGTTACCCCTAGTAGCCCCAGAGGCACTAGCACCAGCCCCACCGAAGTCTGCGGACTTCAACAACTCAGTCAGTTTCACTAGACCCCCGCCAAGTACCCTCAGCTGGACATTATTATTGATCTTGGAATTCCGTATCATGTCCACCACTTTAGCATAGTTTCTATCATCAATGGTGTACAGTTCTTGATTAGCAATCAGGGCATCACATACTATCTTCTTATTAGAAACAGTCAGCAACGGTTCCTTTAGTTTCAATTTAGAGACTAAAGTTTCTATCCTCCCGGGACGTTTTCTCAATTCTGATAGGGATAGTGCTGCCATGTAGTGTTCTTTATTGGTGTTGTGGTATTTAGAAATTATATGATTTATAGTGAGAAAATACTTGTTCTTTAGACAAGTATTAGTTCATTTTAGTGTGATATAATGTACACATATCACTAGAAAATATCATGAACATTGTCAAACTTTCTGAAGCTAATCTCAAAGGAATCTTGGGATACCTATTTCCAGATTCAAAGATTACGCCACAATTTCGTCTTGAAAAGTATAGAATTGATTATATTGTTGAGGCCAACAATCAACAACTGTATATTGAATTTGATGGTCCAACTCATTATCTGACTTAGTATTAATGTTTCTTCTTCGGGGCCATACCTAGAACATAACCCTCTGGAATTGGGCTTCCCTTCTTTAGGTAGATGTTGGTCTGACCGTCATTGACGACATAGGTATCTTTTCTTTTTGCCGATGTTGCTTGCCTATGGTTAATAGAATGAGAATCGGACCTAGGTTTCCTACCTTCCCACCAACCTTCTCCAGGGTGTTCGTGCTTTTTAATCTCAATAATACCATTGGTGTAGATGGTTCGACCAATTAGTCTAAAATATAAACTAGATTTCCTGAGTCATATAGTTGATAATAACCAGCACGCTCCATCATTTGTTTTTCTGTTGAGTTTGCATCATAGAATTTTGGTATTAATTTTTCTAATTTGTGTTTTTGTGTCTGATACCGTGAGAACCAACCGTTAAAACTGTGCCAAGAGTATCCTGGTTCTGTTTTACGTATAAACCTACCAAATTTTTCATAGGTTTTTCCATTAGATATTTTTCTATCACAGTATGTTAAAATTGGTTCAACTGTAATTTCTTTTCTAACATATTTTAACAATTTTGAAAAACCGCCTACCACGGTTGTATACAGTTTGTTAGCCATGCGGACTAATTCTAGATTACATTCTTTGCCGAATCTACTTTTTCCAATAGATATACACATGACAAGCTCGTTTCCTAAAAACAACCCAATATAATGTTTGGCTATAGCATGACCTTGTAAATGATTCTCCTCGAAAAAGGTTTTGGCTACCGTAGATTTAATTTCCTTAACAGTAGTTTTTCTGGCATATATTTTATTGCTTAAACCGAGTTTGTTATGAATAATGGATTTAACAATCTCTGGCTTATGAAACAATTCTGATTCAAATATATGGATTAAATTTATGCCAGAATCTATAGACATTTCTGTCTTTATAACATGACCATCTTTAGCATTGTCTAATTTTTTGGTGGAGTGCCAATATATTCCATTAAACTCTATAGCCAAATTTTTCTCGGGGATGAAAATATCAATTTCTTTTGGGTATATAATTGTTCTACTATTACGTGTAGTTTCGAAACCCAGACTACGGATCCAGCAATCAAGGTCATTTTCTGCTACAGAGCTTGATTTAGGGTATGTATCTAACCCTAATGCTTTATAATGTCTCTGAATTAGTACAACGCTAGCACCATTAAAGTATTTTTCACTTAATCCACTTAATGAGGTACAATCATCCCGGATTTTAATCAAATATTCTCTGTCAGTGTATAATACTGGGTCTAGGCCTAGATTAGACATTCTTTCAATTCTTGCCTGATTACGCCCGATTTCTCTCTTTTCACGTTTTGATTCCCTAATTCCTGGGATATCATTGTTCCATTTAACCCCATAACGCTCAAGTATCGTTTTTCTAGTTTTGTCCATTCTGACC